TAGTGCCTTCGATGTCTCGATTACCGATCAGTGTGTAGATGTAAATTCCCATAAGATTCTCCGTGGGGCCGTGGCCCCTGTTATTATTTTATTGCTTTGCCTTGGCCCTAGCCAAAGTCATCAGGAATGGAAAGTGTGCCCAACTGAGCATTGCATACCCAGATGATCGTCCACAATACATTGGTCAAGATCGTTAAGGTTGTATCTTCCAATACTCAACCACGATTCAAATTGTGCTTCTGTTAATTCAATGTCTTTCATTTTATTGCTGTCACCGCAGCTTCCGCAGTTGTAAGACTTTTGAGCTATCAAGCAATCACCGCAGTAGCTAACGATCTGGTATGCTTCTAGTTCTTCATTCATAAGATTCTCCGTGGGGCCGTGGCCCCGTTTGGTTGGTTATCGAGTTGCAGTTAAAGTAGTGTGACTGTCGTAATTTCTGCGGCCTACTCTAGCCTTCCAGCCTTCTAACTTTAACTCTTCTGCCCTAGCGTAAGCTGCTGGCATACTGTCAAAAGTTTCTTTAATGCGCTCAATGTCTGACTCTCTTCTTTGAAGTGGTTGCCCATGATGAGTCTCAATTCTAAACTCCAGCATTCCTGCATGGTCTATTAAAAATGCAGCTTCTCTTTTTAATGCGCTTACTGCACGTTCTTGAGCATCTTCAAAAGTGCGTGAATTACCAAGATAGCCTAAATTAAGTGATAATCGATGCGCTTCCCACTCAGTAGCGTTCATCATCACTTCTTTTTTCTCCCATGCTCCAGCATACCAACCGCTTTCATCACACCTAACCTTTACGATAACTTTAATTAATTTAATTTGGTCTGGAGTAACTGCATTAAAACGCTCGGCTTGCGTCAAACAATCTTTAATAGTTTCTAAAGTCAAAACTTTAGATATTTCAAGTGGTGAGTTATCGCTACCTTTACAAGTGCCGCGAAAATAATTAAATTGTACTGTGTAACCATGCTTGGCTAAATCCATAGTCTTGTTGTTAACAGCATGGGTGCGTCCACAAACCTGACAAATTCCGCTATGAGTTGCTTTAGACATAATATTCTCCGTGGGGCTTTCGCCCCGATCAAGTTAATTTAAACTAAGTTAAGAGCAAATTTAATTGCGTGAATTGATTTAAGAAGTTTGTAACGCTCCTCAGTTGAGTACCCACCAATGCAATCTTTATGAGTTTTGACAAAATCAGATTCACGAATAATATGCCATGACCTATCATCAAAAATAATATTGTTGTTTACATCAGTTGAACAATTACCAATATATCCAACAGAAAATCCTTCTGGCATATCTAATTTTGCAGTATCAAACTTAGCATTAAGCTTAGCAACCCTAGCAAGGGTTCTCTCAATTTTCTGCTCTTCAGTAAGTGGTATTCTAATAGTCATGTGTTGCTCCGTTCTGTTGATTTATTTAACCTACAACACATTATACACATTATAAGGTAAGCTTGTATACCCTTTGTGCAACTTCTTTTGCACTATCTGCACCAGCACAAACAAACACCTGATGATCTATGCCAGAAAGGTAGTCCCACCAATCTTTCTGCTTTGGACTAATTCGTCCTCCATCTGACCTTTTCATCTCTATCCACGTGTTCCATGCTGGAATAAAAAGATCGGGAACACCTGCAGAAACGCCTTCGGCCTTTAACCTTGCTCCTGCACTCTGAGACCGAGCCTCGCCATTAGGAATAGCAAATATCCTAACGTCTGGATAAGTTCGCCTGAACCATTGAACAAATAACACTTGCTCCTGATGCTCGGTAGGTACTTTTAAAACGGAATTATCGGTAACCACTCCTCGCACTGGTTTAGCTCTTTTGCGAAATCTTCTGGCGGTTCTATTTGGTACTGGTAACATAATCCATTCTCCATGTAATCGTCACAAGTGTGACAGCATTTAGGTTCTTTAATATCAAGCAGAGCGTTAACCTCGGCATAATAATCCTTAACTATTTTAGGCTGCGGATGTCGCATAATTTCTCCTTATAATGTTGAAATACCTTCCGTTCTTTTCGTAATCAATCTCGACTGGTGGAGTTGCTTGATTAAACGCCACTGAGGCTTGATATAAGCCGTTTGCAGCAACTAACTCTGCATGGCACCCACTTGCATGAGCAATCGTATTAATTTGCCCTAGAGCCTTTTGTCCAGCGTATCCGCTGTGAAGCACACAGAAGTATTCACTTATTGGCTTATCACTTAAAGATGGCCCGTAATAAGTAGCCTTCAACATGTCATTACCCGCTCGGCTCGTGTACTCGCTCCATTCCCAACTAGCCACAGACATCTTCAGCTCACTGTCACTGCCCATGATGCAGTCATCACGAAGATGCATAAGCGCTTTATTGTCGCTCTCTGGGAACTTATAGCCGCACTCTGGGCAAGTCATCACAGAGATGTGAACAATCTCATGACATTGATCGCATACCTTTATAGGAGCCTCACCACCACCGCCTGACTTTTGAGGTGGCCTAACTCTTACAATTGGACCATGAGTCTCAACATTTCCAGCAAAATCTAACACTAAGCAATGATCAGAGTGGCTCTTTGGCCTAAGACCTCGACCAGCCATTTGCATGTAAAGAGCGGGAGACATTGTAGGCCGAAGCATTACAATTAGATCAATGTCAGGAAAGTCAAAGCCAGTAGTCAACACGTTGGCGTTAGTCAGCGCTCGGATCTCGCCAGCTTTAAATCTTTTAATGATCTCAGCCCTTTCCTTTGCTGGTGTTTTACCTGTCACACAAGCTGCGGTTATTCCCATATCATTCAAATCTTCTGCAATATTTTCAGCGTGAGAAATGCCTGTGCAGAAAAATAACCAATGCCTGTAATCGCTGCCCTTACCAATGACCTCATCAACAACTTGTGAGTTAGTCTCATAATTATTTACAGCTGCTTGCAATTCAGACTCAATGTATTCACCGCCACGTTTGTGAACGCCATCTACATTAAGCTTAGCCACAGTTCTTTTGCTTCTAAGTGTGCATAAGTGACCTTTATGAATTAACTCTTCAATCGTGACTGGCTCGATGCGGTCATCAAACAGGGCACCATCCTCGTCTATATAACCATGGCCAAGTCTAAATGGCGTGGCCGTTAACCCAATGACTCTCAAGTGAGGATTAATATCAAACAGTTGTTTGATCAAATCTCGGTAGCCGCCTTCTTCTTTATGAGAGATCAAGTGGCATTCATCGACTATTATTAAATCCACGTGCCCAATGTCTGGCGCACGTTTACGAATTGACTGAATGCCAGCAAAAGTAATTGGCTCAGATAGATTCTTTTGACGCAGCCCAGCACTGTAGATGCCCATGGGGGCACCCTTCCAATGCTCACGCATCTTACCGGCGTTCTGTTGTATTAATTCTTTGACATGAGTCAGCATTAGGACTCTAGTGTCTGGCCACTGGGTCAGCGCATCTTTGCAAAGCTCTGCTACGATGTGACTCTTGCCGCTGCCGGTTGGCAGGACCAAGCACGGGTTGCCCTGATTATTTCTTAGCCAATCGTAAAGCAGATCAATGGACCTCTGCTGATAATCTCTTAATTTCATAAGTCTTCTTCCAAAATACTTTCAAGCTTTAACCTGTATTCAAGCAACGCTTTTCCTCTTAACATTGAATTTTGTTTTACCGATTTATCCCTTTGTCGCCAAACTTTTGTAGATTTCTTTTTGTTGCTAGGCTCTATTGATGTAAAGCCAAACAAGTCTTGGCCTAACAGTTTCTGCCACACATTGATGTCACGCATTCTCCTCACTCCTCCTGGAGTAATCGCAACACAATCAAATCCCATGTTCTTCCAAAAATTGTTTGCAGCAATATCGCTTCCACATCTTAAAGAAATAGTTTTAGATCCTCCAATATAAGCAATTTTCTCAAGCTCTGAGCAAAGACCGGCTCCATACCAGTTGCCTCTTAAATCATATTCAATGCAGGCTTGATGAATTTTTAGAGGATAATCTAACCTAATTGATCCGTGATATAGATAGCCAGCGTGTTCATTATTAACGAGAGCTAAAAGAATTCTTTGATTATCGACCTCTCTCTCAAGAACCACGTTTGGGTAAAAGCTTAAATCTTCTGCGTTCTTTTTTTGTAAATAATCTATAAAAATTAAATCTTTTTTCTCCGCATAACGAACTTTTAAATCCATTCCGAACTCCCTTCAATTATTCTTCCGTTGAATGATTTTCTCAGCTCATCCATGTCGCCGCTGGCACACATGTCCGGATTAGCAATAATCTCTTGACCGCTGTATCCAGCTTCGCCATTTAAAACGTCTTTGCCATTGATGACATAGATTGCCTCCCACTGACTGTCAGCTTCTTTGCGTTTATACGGCACTAGGTCTGGGTGGATAGTGTGACTGTCACAGCCAGTACGCTGGTAGTCCAATGGTATATTTTCTGAGTTGTGACGCTCACATCGCCATGTTGAATCTTTTTTGGCGGTAGCGTGGGCGCAAGTTCTGCAGTTGCCTTGCTGAGTTGGCTCACTTTCGTGGCAGAATGAGTAGGCCGCGCAGAACTTGCATAAGTACCAAGCCTTGCTCGCTCCAGTACATGGCTCAGGCATTCTATCGGTCAAGGCAATACGCTTGCCTCTGGCCACAGCTTTTTTAGCTACATCAATGTCGAACCTGACACGCTCAGTGTGCAAACGATCATCGTCCTTGCAGACAGCAACGTACAGCGCTCGCTTTAACTTTAGGCCAAGCATGTATACCTGCATTTGAACGTAGTGCATGGGTTTAGATGCTTGAACGCCTTTTGTTAGATCGTTAAAGCTTTTTTTGCTGTGAGTTTTAAACTCAGCTAAATGTGGAGTATTTTCTGCAGTGGGCACTCCGTGATGAATAACGCCATCAACGCTGCCCGATACGTGTGAGCCAAAGTCTACATGATCTTGGCTACCATCTATGTCTATTCCGATTGATCTTAGGTCTGAGATAATCTGCGGCTCTTCTAAATGACCACGCCTAAATAATCGCAAAATGCGGCCATCAAACTTCTCCACAACAGCCCAGCGAAACGATAGCCAAAGCCATCTATCGCAGTGATGGCCAAGAGTTGAGCAGCCTAAGTGTGGCCTTGGTGGCTCTTGCCGCTCTTGATGCGCCTGATCAATTAGACTAGCGATAGGCTGGCTTGGTAAGTTAATTAGTGCCATAATCAAATTTCTCCCTTTTGATTGATTAGTTGACGGGCTTTTTACAGCCCGTCTTTTTTATGCCTACTTCTTAGCCCAAGGTGGGGTTCCAGCCGCTGGAGCGTCTTCTGACTTAGCAGCCTTCTTAGTCGCCATCGGCACAGCACCGCCTTTAACAGCCTTGAACCCGCTCACATCATTAGAGGCTTCATAGCCACCGCTTGCCTCACGGATCTTCACCTTTACCTCAAGGTGACCGCCAACCAACTGATCGGTGTCTTCAACTGAGGCCAGACCAATGGCTCGCATGATCTCACCCAGCTGTTGAATGCCAATGTCTTGAGCCTTCGGATTGGGGTTACGAATATTCAGGTTACCGAATATCACACGACCCTGATGGGCTGGACCTAACACATCGTAACGAATAGCGATGTACTCACCCGTTCCAGCTTTGGTTTCTTTTAATTCCGCAGTGTTAATTGAGACTTCGTACCAACCCGCAGGGATTGGCTCAAAGTTGTTTTCACTTTGTGGAATGTCGTTTGCGTTAAATGCTTGACCTAGATTAGCCATGATTATGCGTCCTTTTCAATATTAAATGATGGGCGATTAGCTTTCGTAGTGACCGCTCCGAGTAATGCTTCAGTAATGCTTGAGTCGGCAGCTTTCCAAACTGCCATGTTGATCGTAGGAGTCCATCTGAACAGCGAACCTAAATGCTCGGTCAGCCCAGCCTCGGTTGCTAATTCCTGCAACCGATCTCCGTCAACCTTGTTGGTTAACCGCTCCACTATTTTCATATTATAGCCATCGTCATTGATGATTATAGTTCCTTCAAAGTTATGCTTTGAGAAGTTATTAAACAATTGATCTTCAATAGATCGTCTTTGCTCTACTGCATTTTTCTCAGCAGCTTTTGCGTCAATCCAATCGCTATAGATGCTCATAAGCTCTCCTTAATCATTAGTATGTTCGTTCATCCAGTTGCGTTGATACTCTTCATACTCTTCTGCAGTCATATCTTCTTCTGGATTTTGAAGGCGCAAAAACTCTAGCCTAACTTTCTCTTCTTCTACTTCAACAAGAAGTCTCTGCATGTTTTCCAGCGCTGTTTC